CTGAACCGCACCGGATCAGGGGCGCTGTAACGCTCGCCTGCGGCGTACAGCCGCCCCGCCGCCACTTCCACCTCCGATGTCGAGGTGGCGGTCACCTCCAGGCCGGTGAACCACAGCAAATCGCTGACGGCGTCTTGTACCAGATGTCGCAGCGCCTGCGCGGTAAAGTCCTGGCTGTTGTTCAGATCGGCGGCTTGCAATTCCTGCCGGTCACGAAAAAGGACCTGCTTTTCCATGGTTATTTCCTCTCAGTCAAGGCGCCGGCTAACAGGGTGCCGGCAAGATGATGCGCCCCGGCCTGTGCCGGCCGCGCGTTTTTGGTGGCAATGGCAATTACATCACTGGCCCGCGCCGCGTCGCGCAGGGCCAGCAGACAGTCACTCAGCGCCTGCTGGTTGCTGGCGCACAGGCAGCCGCGCAGGTAACTGCCCACCAGGCGCAGCGGGTCGCGCTGGCCGCGCAGCCGCACGTAAAGCCGGGCATGATGGGCCGGCATGGTCAGGATGCCCTCGTTCAGGTGCAGCCCGCTGCGGCGGCAGCTCAGGCGGGGTTCAAACAGATACAGCCGCCGGTAACTGCGCCGCGCCCCAGGCGTGGTCAGGGTGCCGTGGCCGCTGTTATGCGCCGAGCGGGCGGAGGCGAAGGCCGCGCCCAACACCAGGCTGCTGGCGCTGCCGCGCTCCGAAACGTATTCATAAAACGCCGGCAGCGCCGTCAGCCCAGGCCGCACCCGCGCCTGGTGCAAGCGGGTGCCACTGGCGCTGTAGCTGGAAGCCAGCCGCACGGTGTACAGCCGCGCGGCGGCGTCGCTCTCGCGCGGCGCGGCCGGCACCCCCGCCACAAAGCCCGCCCGCGGGGCAGCGCGACCCGGCACCGTCAGCACCACTTCGTCTGCCGCTGGCGCCACCAGGCGCACGGCGGTTTCCACCCCGCTGGGGGTTTCGCCCGGCCGCCAGATCACCACCCGCTCTCCCAGCCGGGCGGCAGCGTCGGACTGAACCAGAAAATGTTGCCGATGCTTAAAAACAAAACTCACCGACCCGGCCGCGCCCCGCTGGGAAAGTGGATACAGCCGCAGTTGGGCGCAGCGCGCCAGCAGGGCGTTGCGCTCGGTAATGGTCAGCGGCGGCGCGGCGAACAGTTTTGACGGCGGCACCACGGCGCGAGTCACCGCCGCGCCGGCATCCTCGGCCGCCAACTTCAGCCCGGCCAGGGTGCCTTTCAGCCGGTGGCGGCGGACGGCGTCGGTGATCAGGTAACGGCGCCGTGCGTCGGTGGTGGCGCGGCGCCAGGCGACCGTGTGCGCCAGGTGAAAACGTTCGGCCAGATGCGGCAACACCGAAGCCGGCGCCTGGTCAATCTGGTGGCTCAGCACCGCCTGCAGCGGCAGCGAGGGCCAGCGCTGGTCCATCAGGCCATCGAATGCCTGAATGTGACCGGCCCGCAGGCCCGGCAAGGTTAAGTCAGTCATTGCTCACCCCGGCCACGCTGACCGTGAGCGCCGTGCAGTCGGCCCACTCATGGGCGCTGAGCACACGCGCCGCCGGGCTGTGCAGCACCACCGACTGCACCCCGGCCACATTCTGCGCCAGGGCGATAAAGCGCGACGGCACCAGATCGCGGCCAAGGGTCTTGCGCAGCGTAGCGCAGTGCGCCTCCAGCGCCGTGCGCACCGCGCCCAGCGGCGCGTCACCCGCACCGGGATACAGCCACAGCTCAAGCCGCAGCTCAAACGGTACCCGATCGGGCGCGGTCACGCTCACCTGGTCGGTCAGCGGCTTGAACTCGGCCGCGTTCAGGCGGCTGCGCAGCAAGTCGAGCAGGCTTTCATCGGGCGAGCCGGTGGCGGTGGCGGCCGATACCCGCACCAGCCCCGGCCCTTCGCAGGTCACCGCCACGTCGAGAATGTCGGCGTGGCTCGACAGCGCCGCCAGCCGGTAGGCCGCCAAGGTGCCGCAGGCGTCCCGCTCGGGGCTGAGCATCACCCGCGCGCGCAGGTGGTCATCGGTTTCAACATCGGCGCCGGCCACGCTGGTGGTCACGTTGACCGCCTGCAGCAGCAGCGGGTCATGCCCTGGCAGCACGCTGATCTGCCCCGGAGCAATGCCGTTGAGCGCCGCGCCGGGCTGCTCGGCTGCCGCCCAAACCGATACGCTGGTGCTGCCGGGCGGCAGCACGGCATCCTGCTCCAGCACAAAGACAATGGCGCCATCGGTGCTGGTGGCGCGGCTTCCGGCCGGCAATACCAGGGTGACAGCCGGTGCGGCCGGCCCACGGGCAATCTGCAGTTGCAGCCGCGCCGGTGCAGCTGGCAGCCGCACCGCGCCGGTCAGCGCGCCCAGATGGTCGAGCATTTCGGCGCGGGCGTACTGCGCCAGATTCTGCAGGCCGGTGTGCTGCAGGGCAATGCGCAGCAAGGCCTCGCGGTAGGCAATCTGGTCGAGCACAACACGTTCCACCTGGGCCGGGTACAGGGTCTTGCCCAGGGTGGTCTCAAAGGCGGCAATGAGCTCGGCGGTGATGGCCGCGACATCGCGGCTGACAAAATCGGGTTCGGGCAGGCGGGTTTGCAGGCTGCTCACTTAGCGCACCTCCGTGGTCTGGGGCTGATCATAACCGGGCAGTGTCCATTCCAGGCGCAGCCCCAGCGCTCCAGCGGCCAGGGCGCCATAGTCCGGCGTCACGCTTTTGACGCGGCAGCGCGGCTCCCACAGGGCCACGGCCTCGGCCACCTCGCGGATAATGTGGGCCACGCTTTCGGGCAGGGGCGCGTCCAAATACCGCCAGGCGTCGCAGCCGAACAGCGGCTGGTGCGGCCGGCTGCCCTTGGGCGTGGCCAGAATGACGCGGATGCACTGGTCAATATCGGCCAGGTTCTCCACCACCTGACCACAGGCGGCGGCGCTGATGCTGAAATCGCGGCCGGTGATGTCGGCCAGGGCTACCGGCAGGGGGCTGGCGGCGCTCATCTATGGCCCCGCGAACAGGTTCGGGCTGCCTGTCGCCACGCTGCTGCCGCAGGCCACCGGGTCGCCGACGCGGCCAAGCGCGCGGCCATTGACGTAGACGCTGGCGCTGCCGGCGGCCAGCACGCTGGCGTGGCACGAGCCCTTGCAGCAATGGCTGCCCCAGTGGTCAGCCTGACGATGAGCGCCCCGGCTGTTGATAAAGACATCGCCACTGGCCTGATCATTCTGGCGCGGCGGGTAGCAGCCGTGGCCCGTGCACCAATCGTTCAAACGCGCTACCGCCGGCATGGCTTAGGGCTCCTTAAGGGTTGCGGTCAATCCGGTCGGCCACCAGCAGCAGGTGGCCGGGTTTCAGTTCGATCTGGCTGGAGCCGCTGCGCAGGCGGATGGTGCCGGCGGCGGCCGTCAGATCGATGCTCAGCACATGGGCCTGGCGGTCGTATTCCAGCGTCGTGCCGTCATCAAAAAGCACATGGTACTTATCCTGGCTGGCCACCGGCACCGGGTCGGGCTGGGAATAAATTGACCCTAATACCACACCGAATTCGTTGTGTTCGTCCATCAGGCACACCACATGCTCGGTCAGATCAGGCATCCAATACTGCTTGTCGCGCAGGGTTTTTTTCTGCAGCACCGGCAGCCAGTAGCTCTCTATGTCTTGCTGGGCATCAAGGCGCACCCGCACCCGGCAGGTTGCCGGGTCGGTCTGCGTCACCACGCCGATCTTCATCATGGCACCACCCCCTGCGCCGTTGGCGCGCCCAGCGTGATGCCGGTGGTATAGCCAGCGCCGCGCTGCAGGCGGTGTTCGGCGCGCAGGATCTGGGCTTTCACGTCCAGCGCGCCAAAGCCGTTGAGTTGCACATTCACGCCGGCGCGCAGGCGCGGGTCGCCCACCAGTTCCATGGTGCCATCGAGCTGACGGCCATTGGCGGCGCGCAGTTCGGCCTGGGCCTTGGCCTGGGCCTGTTCGGCGGTTTCACAGCGGCGCACCAGCTGCAGGCAATCGCCCGAGGGGATATCGGGCGCCTCGGCCGTGGCGCTGATCAGTTCCTTGCGCACCGGGTCGTGGTAGCTGACCCGGCAAGAGCGGTAGCAAATGGCGGAAGCAAGCTTCAGGTTGTAGCTGGTCACCGCCGTGCGGGCGATGGTCAGCGCAGGCGCGGCGGCGTCGAGCTTTGACTTGTCGTGCCAGACCAGCTGATGATCCTTCACGCTGAACACAATGCCTTCGGCCAGCCCCAGGCGGTTGAGAAACGCCAGGTCGTGTTCGCGGTGCTGGGTCACCCGCGCGTAGCTGCGGCCGGGGGCCGCGCCGCAGCCCACAAGCTCGAGGCCGTTGCGGCTGGCAATGGCGCCGGCGATATCGCGCAGGGTCTGGCCCTCATAGGCCATGTCGCTGGCGGTGCGCAGCACCGCCGTCACCTGAGCCGCCAGGCAGCGCAGGCTGACGCTGTCGGGCGGGCCGCCAAAACTCACCTCGTCCAGCTCAAACTGGCCAATGCAGCACAGCGGTTCGCCCACATAACCCAGCTGCAGGCGCAGGGTGTCGCCACGGCGGGGCAGCCAGGGGCCGCGCCAGAGGCCGTCGCGGTCTTCCAGCGTTACCTCCAGCTCGTCGCTCTCGCCCTCGATCACGTCGGTGTAGCGAATGGCGATGGCCGCCGGGCGCAGATCGGCGGTGACATCGCGGCCGCGCCATAGCAGGCGCCAATCGGGCTGGCTTACCGCAACCATGGCGGGGCCTCGGCCGAGGGGCTGGTGGTGGGGGCCGCCAGCCGTGGAATGCGCAGATTGACCCCCGCCGGCAGCACCGCCGTGGGGGCAACCGCCGGGTTGGCGGCGATGATCGGTTCATAGCGGGTGGCGTCACCGTAATAGCGCCAGGCCAGCTGGTCCCAGCGTTCACCTGCGGCACTGCGGTGGATCAGATACTCGCTCATGGGCCCCTCCGCACTTCAGCGCTGGCGTTGCCGCTCAAGCCGGGCGCGCTGGCCTGCTGCGCCGCCGTGGCGGCGGCCACGGCATTGCCGGTGACATATTCGCGCAGGGAAAGCGTGACCTCGAAGGCGTACAGGGTGCCATCCTCGGCGGCGTAGGTAGTGGTCTTGTCCAGGCTCTCCAGCACATAGCTGCCCAGCATCAGCCCGGCCCCGGTCAGTACCGTGAAACTCTGGCGGC